GGGTTCTGCCACTCAGCAAACAGTCCATACTTGCGCAGGGTTTGCGTGATTACTGGCGACACGCCGAACTCCCAGTCAGGGATCATGTGCCCATCATAGTAGTTGCAGAAGTCCGAACTGCTTGACTCCTCAGCGCTGATCCAAAAGTTAGGCTCTTGGCCGTGGTACTCGCGCACTGGTACGCCGAGTTTCTTGAGCGCGTTAAACGCGTTGCGAAAATCTCTTTTCATTTTAATTCTCCCATTTAATCAAACCATACAAACCGTCCTTGACCTGCGCCAAGGTGTTGCGTACTACATTGGCTGAGCTTTCGAGCTCAATAGCCAAAACACTATCACCGCGCGCATGCGCGCAGTCCGCGAGCTCTGTGAGCTCTTTAATACGCGCCCTGAGCGCGTCCTCTACTAACTCACCTTGGCGCTTGGTGAGTCCTATCTCAAACTTATTATTCGCATGCGAGTAATGCTCAATGCGACGCTCTAATCCTTTTGTCATACTGCCTCCTCAATGGTGTAGTCAAAATATTGTACTAACTCGGTACCCTCTAGCTGGTCGTCAATTGCTGGGACGATCCAGTCGGGTGGTGTGTCCGATACGATTGTCATCTCGATTTTGTATGTGTTCATGCCTGCTCCTTCAGTTCGTATGGTTTGTCCCAGCTACCTACATTCAGGTGATAGTAGTACGCGGTGTCAAAGTAATCGATCATGGCGTCCGATTTGTCGTAATAGTTCGCACTCTTGAGCGCCTCAATACACTCACCGATCACGCGCTGTGGGCGGTGTGTGAAGTGGTCCTCAAACCAGTACGGGTTGACCTGTATGTGGTTGCGGATGTGCTGATCAAAGTCCTTGCCAGTGGTCTGCTTGAAGTTCTCCACGAAGTCCACTGGACCGCTACGTAGCGTGCAGGTGATGCTCATATTGTTTTGCACTGACAGACTGTACTTGATGCCCAATGGCTTGAGCACCTTGTCTAGGTTTGCCTTGATGATTTTCTTTTTGTCTTGGTTCATGTAAGCCATATTAGTTCCCCGCCATCCAGTCTGCTAAGTCTAACGCCTCAGCGATAAACGCCTGAGCTTGTTTTACTTGGCTATAGAAAACGTCGATGTCCGTTGTAGGCGCGTCGTCGATTAAGTTGTATGCCTTGCGTATCAGCATGGCTAATTCCTCTGTGTTTTTCATGGTGTCAGTCCTATTTAATGTGAATGAATTGGAAGTGCTCATCTTTAAACTGCTTGATCTCGCGCAGTGCCTGCTGGCGGATCGCGTTGAGCTCGTTGGCAATGTCATCACCGCTGAGCTCTTTGATCCAGCCACGTCCGTACCACTTGTCCTGATTGGGATGCCAGTCGATCTCGATCCAGTTTTCACCCCAGCGGATGTCGAACGACTTGGCGCCCTGCTTGAGGTACTCAGCCAGCGTGCGCATGATGACTGCACGGCTGGGCTTGCGCTTTTCGTAATTGATCTCAATTGGTTCGTACAGTGTGCTCATAATTGCTCCAGTATATTGAACGATTCTGTGATCTCCGCGTCGGTCCATAGTGAATATGGTTTACGCTCTTCCAGCAAAAACATCAGGTAGCTGGCGTCATTGTGTTTTAGATCGTCGGCAATGGTTCGCACATCGTCTTGCAATAATGCGTCGATCATGTTTTGGCGTTTAGTTGCAGTGGTCATAATGTTGCTCCCTTATAAGTAATTGTGAACTGAGTGCGGTCCAAGTACTGGATCAAGTCCTCAGGGTTTGAGTGCAGGGTGAAGTGGCCCCACTTGTGCTGGTCAGCGCCAATGGCTTTGGTATAGCCACGGTTTGCCTCGTGGGCAATCTCAGGCGTAAACAACTTACCGCCAGTCACCTTGCGCACCTCGAGGGCGTACCAACGGTCTTTGTTTTCCTGTGAGCCATACTCAACGTCCGCGCTCTGTGGCACGTCGGGAATGTCGCGGTACACGTACTCACCGCATGGTAGTCCACGTCCTGATAGTGCCTCACGGCGCGCCTCTGCGGCTATTGATTGAATTGATCTCATTATGCGTACTCCTGATTGTGTTGGTTATAAAGTGAATTAACGCGCTCGCTTGCGGTACGGTAGCCGTAGTTAAACTGCACGCGCAGGTCCAAGTCCTCGTAGGGGTTATCAAACTGCTCGCTGATCATGCCAGCGTGATAGCCCTCAGCGTAGGCGATTTTCTTTTGGTGTTCGTTGATCATAATTAGCTCCTTGGTGGATAAGAGTGATTAGTATAAAGCGGTACTGGCTCATAAAGTGAGCTTGTTGAAAAAATACTACACGTCGTAGCGGTGCTCTACTTTAACGACGGCGCGGTACTCGTAGTCGCTCATAAATATCTCAAAGCGCTTGCAGTAGTACCCGCCAGCCTCTTGCTGGGTCTCGTAGTAGAACTCGTCGCTGAACTTCTCCCACAGTGCGTCCTTCTCGATGGGCTCGTCGCACTCGACCTGAAAGAACTGGTCTGAGCCGTCGATGCCGTGCTCGATTCTGCCGATTTGAGTGATTTTGTATTCTTGGTTCATGATAGCTCCTTGATAAATTGTTTTGCCTGCTCTTTGGTCTCAAACATCAGATTGTCCCCGCGCTGGTCTTTGTACTCGTTGTACTCAGCATCAAGGATAATCCAGTAGTCTGAGATGAGCTCCACTGGTTTCCATTGGTTCATGCTAGTGCCTTCTTTGGTGTGATTGATTTAATAACGACTGGGCGAAAGCGGATCAGGAATAGTCCGTCTTCTCTGTACTGCTCGGCAAAGTTCTCGAGCGCAGTATTTGCAGTCTGCTCATCAAGATAGGTGCCGAGCACCTGCTCACTTCTGATGGTTTTGATTTGGTATCTGTGGTTCATGTCATTCTCCTATTGGTTGTGTTGTGCTTCGTGCATTACAAGTGCACGCTCAGTCGCGCGGTCCTCAGCGCGCCATAACGCAATGGCCTGCAGGTTTAGGCTTTGGGCCCGTGCTACCTGATCAGGGATACTGCCCTGTGGTACTTCGCCGTCGATAATACGGCGCTGGATGGCCTCTGACTCGGCCATCATCTGCTCTGCTGTCATCATGGTAGGGCTCCTTTAATCTAGGTTAGAAAATGAATCTTCGTGGCCTGCTTTTGCCTCGTATTTGGTTACATCTAGGCTAGTGACTTTTTCAATATCCAAGTCAGGGCGCGCGATGTTGCGGTTGAGGTATACGACCATCTCAATGGCTTGTTTGTGGGTCAGCTTTTTGCTCAGGACAACTACTTCGCCGTCGCGCTTGCTTACCACAAGCCACTCTTTTTTGAGGTGGTTGTAGTTTGATGGTCTAGCTTTTTGTGTCATGGTGAACTCCTTGGTGGTGGTTGATCTCATCAGCATACGCATTACGTATGGACCGCAGTCCTGCGGTTTCGATCTATTAGTCCACAAGTCCCTTGCAGTACTGGCAGGGGCACTTGTCTGCAAACCGTACAGCCTGCCGTACTTCGCTCAGGGTCTCAAACATACCTGAGCAGTGGCTGGCCACACGCTCGTCCTCGCTAGGCTCGAAGGCCCAGCCCCGCTTGAGCCACACGAAGTATGTGTCATCGTCTTCGTGGGTGATCTCATCAACGCGGGCTTTGAGATCTTTGGGTGTTGCAATTACTTGCGTCATATTTATCTCCTTGGTGGTTGATAGGTACTGCCTCGAGCGCACTGCCTCATAACCAATGCGCTCTGAGCATTACTATCTTACGGCGCAGTATGTTGCTGGTTTAAGCAGGTCGTGACTCCTGCACACTTGGTCAAAGCTCTTCGCATTGCTTGTTTGATCGCTGACTCGCATACTACCGTGACGATCGTTTCGGGCAAACCCCGTGTTCCCGCTTTGCTATTTGATAACCCAGCAACATACTGCGCCGTATTGCCAGCTGTTGGGACATCCTACCCCGCTGGTACATCTTCGCTCACGTGTCCTGCCGTGAGGTCTGCCACACGTTTAACGAGGCTGGTACTTAGTCACCTCGGGCGCCGTATCGTGGCGCCGTGCCGTCGTTGCCGATCTGCGTATCGTTTGCATCCCGCAAACTCTGTACTGCGATCAAGACAACAATGCTAGTGTCGCCCAGCCTATGCAAAATGTACAGAACTTTCGACAAAAAAACTACCCTCTAAAATGACAAAATATTTGGCTGGAGTTGTGGCTCATTGGATGGGCTTTGACCGCCCGCAAACCCGCATGGTTACTGGATTACTAGAGATCTCGGCGCGGTAAGGGGTTAGCCTCATCTTCTGCTTGCGCGTCTCCTAGCCCCCTTAAAACGCTTCCTATTGGATTGGTGGGGGCGCGAGTGCTTTGGAAAGTACCAATATGACGGGCGTCCACCCCCTCACACCCTCGCACGCGCATCGGCGCCCAGCCTCCTACCACATAGCCGAGCAGGCGTCAAGCCTCGCGCCCACATAGCCACACTGGCAGTAGGGTTATTAGCCCGCGACCTATTGACCTTACTGGCAGTGTGGGTATTAGCCCGCGCCCCATCGAGTCTGTCCCCTTTATCAGCACTGTGGGGTGAGGAGTGCTAAGCGCTGGGCTTGGGCGCGACACCTATGTAAGTGAGCGCTCACTGGGGCGCCACTCCCCCAGTGCCCACTAACTTCCTGTTCCGCATTATGAGATGCTATCCCACAATGCGAAATCAGGTGGCCCTCCTTTGTGCAGGGGGGCTTTTCTTATAGTCCATCCGTCCATTTGGGTCCCGTTGGGGTCGGGCCCGGCGGGGGCCCCACAAACCTCAAGCTCGTAAAACTTGCAAATTTTTTTTATTTTTTTTTAAATTGCTAGACATATTAGGGTTTACCCTAAGTACGTCCTAAGGTTGCTTGGGAAGGTGCTTTTTCTAAATAAGAATTGTTATCATTACGGATGATAAGAATCAAGCACTTACAAAATCGGTCACAGGGTTCACAGGGTTGTAGACCCTTTTTATTATTTTTTTAAAAATTTTTTTAAAAAAAGCGTAAGCGTCGGGTACTGGTAAATAAGCCTCGCAACCCTAGCAACCCTAGGACCAAAATGTATATTTTTGGAAAAAGGACGCTAAGTCATTGATTTTTGCATTATTGTTTGTATGAGCAAATATGTATACCAAATACAAGGCGCATTGGAAAGCCCGATGGGAAAATTCATTGGCCTTAGATGTTTGGTTTGCAACGTAGATTTCTTGGACATGGTTGATGTACCTGTAGAGATACTGGACCATGAGACAACCAAGTATCTACAATTTCGTCTCAGCATAACATCCGAGGCGCTAGACATACAGCGCCTTCCCGTTGAAATACAGAATAGGATCAGAACGCCGTTAGGGCGTTGGTTGGACCATTGGGTCCTAGATAACTTCTATGGCGATAACCGCACAAACAAAAGTACTAACGCTTGACTGGTGGAAACCGGCAAACAAACTGGTAAAGGGCGACTACGTATTTGACCGCAACGGTAAGTTGGTCAAGGTTACGATGGTTCAAGAGTACCGGCAAGAAGATTGCTATGAGGTAACGTTTAACGATTACCTTACCATCTGCGGCGACAGTAAGCTCGGGCTGCCAGTAGAGGATCTTAAGTACCGCAAAAGGCTGGACGAGTACAAGGGCTTGTTTAAATTCACGCGCCCGCTGCGCCACTACACCGTCTCTGACTTGCTGGAACTTCCACTTAGAAGCGATCGAGACCGGCTTAATTATTCGGTGCCCACCGCTCAGCCGCTACAACTCCCCCACCAAGACTTGCCTGTCCCACCGTTCGTGTTTGGCTTTTGGTTTTTTAATCGTAAAGCGTGGCACGTACTTAACGCACCGTCTGGAAGACACGACGAAGTGGCAGAACGCTTTAAAGATTACGGCTACAAGATTCGGTTGGGTCGTAAAAGACCGGGTGGCAGGATAGAATTTACCGTTAGCCCTACGATTGAGTCGCAGCTGGTACCAAACATTCCGTCGGTACTTCCAAATAACTACCTACTTTCCGGAACAGACCAAAGACTTGAGCTTTTGTCTGGCATAGTTTTGTCTAAAGCGGCGCAGTACAACCCAAAGACTGACTGGTTTCGCATTACTTCCAAGAATCAGCCCACTATTTCGCGTATTCAGATGCTGGTTGAGTCGCTAGGAATCAGAACAAGCGCAGAACACAACGAAAAGCTGGGCAATTTTTCCCTGTCTTTTCGCACAAAACACAAATTACTGGGAAATCAACAGAGCCCCGAGCTAAAAGTGCATCACGCCCGCCGGTTTATTACCAGTATTTCCAAAATTCCCGCGCAATTATGCGTGCACGTAGAAACTTCTGCGTCGGATAACACCATTTTAGTAGGGGAAGGCTTTATTCCATGCCGTTAACTCCAGCACAAGAGCAGTACATCTCCAAATTCATAGAAAATCGCAAGCACTGGCCCAAGCCAATGCTCGATTTGCTGACGTGGCAGGTCAAATGGAAGATGCAAGCCCTGCCGCACCAGAAAGAACCAGAAGATGGAGAGTATGACACGTTCCTTATGCTTGCCGGTCGCGGATCGGGCAAGACTCACACTGCTAGTCATTGGATTGGCATACGCGCTGCTACCTACGACGACACTCGCTGGCTTGTCACCGCCCCAACCTCTAATGATATCCGTGCAACTTGCTTCGAAGGAGACTCCGGTCTTCTCAATATCATACCCAAGAGCCTTATACGAGATTACAACAAGTCCCTCTTTGAGATTACCCTTATCAACGGATCAATCATTCAAGGCATTCCAGCCTCAGAGCCAGAACGATATCGTGGTAAACAATATCACGGAGCTTGGTTCGACGAGTTGTGTGCGTTTGATTACATCGACGACGCCTACGATGGTGTACAGTTTACACTCCGACTTAAAGATCCCAGAATCCGACGAGTGCAGCAGATTATTACTACCACTCCAAAGCCCAAAGAGCTCATTGTTGACCTCAACGAAGGCAAAGTTGGTGGTGACGTCTACGTCGCGAATGCGTCGTCATACGACAACCGCGCGAACCTCTCAGAAACATTCTTCAAACAGCTAGAGACTTACGACGGCACAGATATTGGTCGTCAGGAGATCTACGGTGAGATCCTTGACCCAGAACAAGCGGGTATCATCAAGCGTAAACAATTCCGCATGTGGCCAGCTGATAAACCAACACCAAACCTTGAGTATGTAATCGCCAGCTACGATCCGGCTACTTCTGAAAAGACAATGAACGACCCAACAGCTTGCACAGTGTGGGGCGTGTTTGATAGAGAAGACGCGGGCACGTGTGTTATCTTGTTAGACGCATGGGATCACCACCTGTCTTACCCAGAATTACGCCGCAAAGTTATTGAAGACTTTAAGGAAGTGGTATATGGCGCGGACAATGATTTCGGTAAAGGCAAGAAGGCCGACCTTATTCTGATGGAAGACAAGTCTGCTGGTATTTCACTGATCCAAGAGCTGCAAGGTGCGCACGTACCGGTTCGCGGGTATAATCCCGGAAGAGCTGACAAGGTACAGCGTTTAAATATCGTGGCACCGTTGGTAGCTAAGGGCAAAGTGTTTATTCCAGAAGATTCCAAAATGAAGGGCGAATACGCCGATTGGGCAAAACGGTTCCTACGCCAAGTATGTTCATTCCCAGAAGCGGGTGGCCATGATGACTATGTGGACTCACTATCCCAAGCCTTGCGCGTATTGCGCGATTCAGGCTGGTTGCAGCTCGATCCACTGCCACCCCGCGATTATGACTACGCGGATGATGATTATGGTAAGAAGTTTGTCAACCCCTACGCCCAATAAGGGCGGATTACCCCTTATTGTTGCATTATTGTAATTAGAATGGATCTTTTAAAAACTCCCCACGAAAAGCTAATGGAAGATGCAGGCCTAGCGCCCCAGTCTCCCGGAATGCTAAACACCCCCAAACAATTGCTAATGCAAGAGGTTGGTGGTATTCCTCATTTTCAAGCAGGCGGAGATGTACATCCATCTGGCATGACCCCACAAGACATGTTGGCGTATTTGGTTGCGTCTGGACATTTACCCGCGCACTATGCGCCCGGCGGTTTAGTTAAAAACATTGCAGGGCAAACAGCAACAACACTTCCGTTCATGGGCGACGAGTTATCTGAAATTGGTCGCGACATCGCTAACAAAGATTACACATCTGCTGCATTAAAAACAGGCTCTGCTGGTTATTCAGCATTTGCGCCAATAACACCGCTTACAGCGCTCATTAGTGGTATGACTTACGCACCAGAAGCTGGCGCAGGTTCTACACTTGATGAATGGCGTGCAGCGCAAGAAGCAGCAAAAAATCCTCCGAAGGTAGAGCGTGCACCCCTTAATCCGGAAAAGCATCACTCACCTTTGTATTACAAAACAATGGTTAAATAATGGCAAATCCACAATTACCGATTCAAAACGGCGCTAATCTTCCGGGTCTTGACACTGAGGAAAACATTCAAGAGGCACAAGACCAAGACGCTGAGATGGAGATGTACGAGGACACACTCGGACTAGACCCAGACGAAGTTGAAGAAGAAGTTATTGAATTGGAAGATGGTAGCGTTGTTGTTAACTTCAAGCCAAAAGAATCACCAAATCAAAATCCTGAGTTCTACTCAAACTTAGCAGAAATATTTGATGAGAGCATGTTGCAATCTCTTGCCTCTGAATATTTAGATTTAATTGATGTTGACCAGCAATCACGCGAACAGCGTGATAAGCAGTACGAAGAAGGTTTACGCCGTACCGGTTTAGGTAAGGACGCGCCCGGAGGCGCAACCTTTGACGGAGCCTCCAAAGTCGTTCACCCTGTTATGGCTGAGGCTTGCGTTGATTTCGCAGCGTCATCCGCAAAAGAACTTCTTCCACCAGATGGAATTGTAAAATCAAACATCAAGGGTGAAGCAGATAGATTAAAACAAGAAACAGCAGATCGTAAAGCTGATTTCATGAACTGGCAGTTAACAGAGCAAGTTCCAGAGTTCCGTGACGAGATGGAGCAGTTGCTGACCCAACTCCCACTCGGCGGATCCCAGTTCCTCAAGTGGCGTTTTGACAGCGAACAGCGTCGTCCTACTTGCGAATGGGTTCCGATTGACAACATTTATTTACCGTATGCATCTACTAACTTTTACACATCACAACGTGTAACAGAAGTACAAGACATTACGGAAGATGTATTTTTGCAGCGTGTGGAGTCTGGTATCTACAAAGATATTGACTCTACCTACACGTCTGATGCACCGCTTACAGAACAGACACGTTCTGAACAAGCTAACAACAAAATTGAAGGCAAGCAAGAGCCATCTAAGAACGTGGATGGCTTGCGTCGTGTTTATGAGATTACCTGCTTTTTAAGACTTGACGACGACGAAGAAACTGACGGCGCACGCGCTCCTTACATCCTCACCATTGACGAGACAACCAGCAAAGTAATCGGTTTATATCGTAACTGGGAATGTAATGATGACAAGTTTGAGAAGTTGGATTGGTACGTTGAGTTTAAATTCATTCCTTGGCGTGGAGCTTACGCTATTGGATTGCCTCACCTTATTGGCGGTTTGTCTGCTGCTCTTACCGGTTCTTTGCGTGCTCTTCTTGATGCTGCTCACATCAACAACAGCCAGACAATGCTTAAACTCAAAGGTGGACGCATTGGTGGGCAGTCAGACCGAATAGAGCCTACTCAAGTTATTGAGATTGAAGGCGCCCCGGGCGTTGATGATGTACGCAAGATTGCAATGGCAATGCCGTTCAATCCTCCATCACAGACTTTGTTCAACCTACTCGGTTGGTTAACTGACGCAGCTAAAGGTGTTGTTACAACATCCGAAGAAAAGATTGCTGATGCTAATGCTAACACTCCGGTTGGCACAACGCAGGCTCTGATTGAGCAAGGCGCTAAAGTATTTTCCAGCATTCACGCGCGTTTACATCGCAGCCAAGCTAAATCACTGGCAATTATTTCTCGTCTAAATCATTGGTATTTAGAAGAGATGGACAACCAGTCTGGCTCAGAGATTAAAGTACGTGACTTTGCTTCTAACTCCGACATCCGCCCAGTTTCAGATCCTAACATTTTCTCTGAGACACAGCGTGTTGCGCAAAACCAAGCCTTGTTACAAATGGCATCAAGCGCTCCTCCCGGAATGTTTGACTTGCGTGCAATTTATCGCCGCGTAATGGAACAACTTAAGATTCCAGCAATTGATGAAGTGTTACCAAACCCATTAGGCGCAAAAGAATCTAACCCAGCTCTTGAAAACGTTTCCATGACAATGGGCCGCGCTGCTGCAGCGTACCCAGATCAAGATCATATCGCTCACATTAAGATTCACTTAGAATATGCAAATAATCCTGCTTACGGTGGTAATCCTGTCATTGGTCCTACCTTCGCTCCTCATGCTTTAGAGCATATCAAGCAGCATTTAACATTGCACTACTTACAATCCATGCGCGCATACGTAGCGCAAGCAGCTGGTGGCAAAGACACACTCGATCTGCATCAAGAAAAACCGTTGGATCTTGAATCCCAGCAAGCATTGGCGTTGGCGTCACAGATGGTTGACGAAGATGCTAAGAATAACTTGACTCAGTACATTCAACAGATCCAAGCATTGTCACAAAAAGTGGCTCAAGCTCAACAAGCTCAGCAACAGCAAATTACCGACCCAACAGCTCAGGTTATTTTGCAAACACAGATGGCAGAAACCAAACGCAAGTCGGAAGAAGCCCAAGCCAAGATGCAGCTCGAGATGCAACAAGATCAACAGAACTACCAACTTAAACTGGCAGAGTTGCAGCAAAAAGTTGCAGAGCTACAAACCAAGTACCATACACAAACTGTGGTCGACGCCAACAAGAACGCGACAAACATTGCGATGGCAGATATCAACAACGCATCACGCGAGCGCGTTGCAATGATCTCAGCCAAAGCACAGTTGGACCAAGACCAAGCCGCTATGGCACACGAGCAAAACCAAACCGCGTTGGAGGCATCACATGCTGCCCAGCAAGAAATCCGTCAACATGGTTTAGAGATCGAACGTCAACAGTTCGAGCAGCAAGCGCAACAAGTTCAGCAGAATATTAGCGCCCAACAACAAGCCCAGCAATCAGGCTTAGAGCATGCTCAAACTATGCAACAAAACGATCAACAGCACCAGCAAGCATTACAGCAACAACAAGCAGCACCACAACCAACAACACCTACTGAAGGACAGTAACATGGCTAAGAACCCACAAGACGGCGGCGAATTAGGCTTTCGTAAAACATACAAAATGACTGGTAATCAAAGTTCCGGCGGCGGCCCAGATCAAAAAGTCGACAATGGTCCATCCGGTTCCAAGCGTGCAAACAATGCAGTGAAGGGC